TGTACAGTCCCCCGGGGCGGTGCTCGTCAGTGCGATCAGCGGGACCTAATGCCCGCCGATGACGGGACGGCGCACGGCACGGAGCCGGTCATAGAGCATCTGCGCAGCCGCCTGCGTCTCCCGGGCGTCTGCCGTCCAGTAGACGAGGACGGACACCGGCAGCACGTCATAGCTCTGCGGTCCCAGCGCCCGAACGGCCGGCCTCGCCTGTCCGTCATAGACGCCGATGCACCGCTCCTGCGCGGCGTCGATGCGCCCCACATAGGCGCGCGCCGCCTCCGGGAACAGGCCTCGGAGCCAGTCCCGCACGTCTGCTAACTGCATCACTTACCTCCATACTTCTTCGCCCAGAGCGCCGCGTAGATCTGTGCCGCGCGGCCGCCCTCCTTCCCGCCGGGGACCCAGTCCTCGAACCACTGCCCTTTGGCGTTCCTGTTCTCGCCCTGCCGGAAGTCGTACTCCGGGTGCATGTAGAGCCGCCGCGCGTAGGGCGTCGCGGCATTGATGTCCGCGCGCCGCTCCTCCGGGTGGGACGCGACATGATGGGAATGCTCGAGCGTGCCCTCGTCCTTCGGGATGACCTGCGCGTCGGTGATCTCACCGAGCAGCAGATCCGCCGTCGTATCGAGCAGCGCCTGGTCATACAGCATACCGGGCGGCAATACGATCTTCATTCACGCCACCTCCAGTCGGATGTAGTTCACCGTCCCGTCAGGATCGCGTGCTTTCTTCCCGGACACGATGCGGCGCCGTACCCCGTCGAGCACGACCTCGCCCTCCGGGATCTCCGGATAGTCCGGGCAAAAGTCCGCGCAGAAGTAGAGCACCGCTGTCAACGTGACCTCGGCGTGCTTGCGGTCATATGTCCGCTTGGACGATGACCGTCTGTGACAGTACAGCGACATTGAAGACGCCCGCGCAGGCGCCCCGTCCTCCGTCAGTCCCTCAGCAAAGAGGGTGACGGTGACGGGCGTCGTGCAGTCCTGCGGGCGGACGAGCTTGGGGTACTTCATACGATCACCTCAGCTCTCGACAGCAGAGGTCGGTCTGCCGCAGCAGCGCCAGCACCTCCGCGGGCGCCGTGACGCCGGACTGCTGCACGACCTTCGCCCCGTCCCACGCCATCGACACATCGCCGATGCCGTAGGACGCGAGGGGCGTGTCGGCCATGTCGCCGTAGTCCGCGAAGAACGACGCCTGCCGTGCCGTGGCCGCCTTGACGAGATTCTGCTGCATCTCTGTGAGCGCCCCGAAGCCGACGGCGCGGATGCGCTGGAACGTTAGGACGTCCACCTGTGCCGACGCCCGGTCGAGGAGCGCTGCCGTGCCGGCCCCGGCCTCACGCCCGGTCAGCGCCGCGTACTCCTCCGGCGTGAGGTAGGCGCTCACTTCTTCTTGCCGCGCAGCGCCTCGACCTCGGCGAGCAGCGCCGCGTACTGTGCATAGGGCACGGTCTTGGCGGGACTGTGCTGCACGATCTTGCCCGCCTCGTCCGCGATGTCATAGCCGCGCTTGAGGAACGCATCCTGCTGCGCCTTGTCGTCCCCGACAGCGTAGCACTTATTGTCCTTGACTGCGAACAGCATGTGTCTCACCCCCTCTTACGAATCCGCGTTGATCGCGATGCCGGGCGCCTTCTGCTGGAGCAGGAAGGTGTCCGTGAAGTAGCGGTTCTGGTAGAGATACTTGTCCGCCGTGCGGCTGTCGTGGCCGGGCGTGAACACCTGGATATAGCTGTACTTGTCGCGCGATACGACGCAGGACGGATGCACGAGTATCGTGTTCATCTGCTTGGCGGTCGTTGCCGGGACGCAGCCATCCGTGAAGGTGTACAGCGTCTTGAAGCGCGCAGACGGCACGGTGCGGAGCGTCACGTCGTCGATGCTGTGGACGGTGCGGTCGATGACGCCGGCCGCGCCGACGGACAGCGTGCGGGTGATGCCCTGCGCGTTCTTCAGCAGCTTACGAGCGGCGGCGGTCAGGTAGAGCACGCGCCCCTCCTCGGGCACGCCTGCGTCATCCATATTGGCCATCGCGGTGTCGAACCACGAGAGGATGTTGGTCGCATCGAGGGCGGTGTGGTCGATGGCAGCGCCGTTCGCAGCGTAGGCCGTCGCCTGTGCGTAGAGCTTGGAGAAGCGGTAGCTGTCCTTCTCGGGGATGGCCTGCTGCTCCTCGAACTGGTTGGTGATGTTGGCGATGGAGAGCGCGAGGTTCGTCTCGTCCACGTCCATCGGATCGACGGCGAACTCGATGTCGCGGTCGTGCTCGAGCTTCTTCGGCTCCCAGCTATTGGCGAGCGTGCCGGCGTTGAAGCCGGTGCCCTGCCTGTTGTGGTCCTTGTAGCCGGACAGGGTGATGACGGGCAGCTTGATGGTCTGTGCGTTGATGAACTGCACCTGCGGATTGGACTGCGTCAGCTCGTAGCTCACGAGCTCGCGGGAATACTTCTGCGCGAGCTGCTGCGAGAAGCTGTCTGCGTAGTTGTAAACGGCCATTTTCGTTCCTCCTTAATGCTTGGGCTTATTACCGAACGCGCGGGCGAGCGCGTCATCGGTCTGGGCGTTCTCGGGGGCCTTCGCCCCGATGCGGATGCCGCTCTGCGCGGCGGACGGTGCGGCGGACGGTGCGGCGGACTTGAACGCCGGCACGTCGTCGAGCACCTTCTGGACGGCGGCGGCGATGTCCTCGGCCTTCCCGCTCTTCGGCAGCTCGACGAGCCGCAGCACATACGGGATCTGCTTCGCGTCCACGCCGAGCTTCACTGCCTCGATGGCCGCTGTGCGCTCTCCTGTGGCACGTGCGAGCTGTGCGCGCAGGTCTGCCAGCTCCTCCGCTGCGGACGCTCCTGCGGCGTCCTGCGGGCTCTCAGGGGCATCCTGCGGCGCAGGCGCGGGCGCCGGAGCCGGCTCGGGAGCGGCCGCAGGTGCCGGAGCGGGTGCGGGCGTCTCCTGCGGGGCAGGCTCGGCGGGCTTGGGCTCGGCGGGCGGATCTGCCGCACCGGGCTTGGTGTTCTTCTCGTCTTCGTTCATGGTATCGCTCCTTTCGGGGAATGGGTATAAAAATAGCACCCCGGATGGGATGCTGTTCTTGCGGTCTACTTCTGCTCTGTGCCGAGCACCTGTCGCTCGATGCGATCCTCGACGCGGCGATTCAGCCACATGAGCGCCTCTTCGATGTGGGTCAGCGCACAGGCATTCTCGCGGCAGGAGAACGCGCCGGACTGGAAGCCGCGCAGCCGGTCTCGGACGATCTCGAGCAGGTCGGTGTCGATCACGCCAGGGATGCTGCTGCTCTCATTCCGCGCGCCCTTCTGGAACTGGATCACGACCAGCGGCTCGGCGTCCTCACCGTAGCCTTGCGTGGCGTAGATGTCGTACTCGTGGCACGCGTTCCCCACGCTCGGCTCATCCGATGCAAAAACGCGGTTCAGCTTTTCGCGCTTCTGGATGGTGGATAGTTCTCTCATAGGTTCCTCCTTTGGGGTATGACAAGACCGCCGGACGCGGGGTCAGGCGGTCATTCATGGTCTGTTTCGGGTGTCGGGCCACCGTACTTGCGAAACTCTTCATAAGCCTCGACGATCTCAGCCGGCGCATCCGCACGGATACACCGTCCGTTCTGAGGCGGGTATACAAAATACGGCTCGATGATCTTGAACAGTTCAAGTTCGCGCCCCTCCATAAGCTTACGCATCCCTGTCGCCTCCTAACGCCTGATATGTTCTGTACTCAGTAAACACTTCATCGAATAAGCCTTTGATAGCGCTCCTGCGCGCGTAATCGCTTACAATGACATTATAACCTTTTTCCACCAAAATGTCAAGAGCCTTCTTTGCCCTATCATTGATGCGCTGAGAATACAAGGCATAATCCTCATGCGTGATCTTGCCCGAGCTCCCGCGATAGCGGACTGCCTCGCGCCAGTGGTACAATTCGTGGATGTAAGTGCTCAGATCGTTGTCACCGCAGGCGAGCTGCGCCATCAGCTCTGGCACACTGTCAGGCGAGTATACTGCCGTATCTTCGCAGAGAAGCAGAAGATCCTCCACTGCGCGATATGAACCGGGGTCACTGTTCCCCATATCTTCGCGGCTCACAACGACTATACGCGGCGAGACGCTCGCGCCCGACATCCCGATCAAACGCAGCGCCTCGGTAATGCGTCGGTCTATCTGGTGTAGTTTCTTCGGCTTTAGCGTGACATTTTCTGAGATATAGATGACGTTCTGTGTCGTCTCGGCTCTAAACGCGGCAGGGGAAGACGGTCGAGGTATTTCGACGCTGTCGCCAGGATTCGTTATCGTCGGGCGATAATTCTGCGAATTGCCATCCGGCGGCGGGATCGTAATAGCTTCCTGCTCCGGCATCTCGGCGCGGGCGTCTCCAAAAGTCTCGCTCTGTCCCGGTCTGTCTGCGAACGTCCTGCTCTGTCCCGGTCTTACTCGCTCCCCCGCCTTCTCCCCTGGCTCCTCCGCCTTCTCGATCACCTCCGGTACGATCGGCTCGTCCGGAAGGTCATAGATCTTCTCGCGGGAATAGTCCCGCCGGAGGACATCCGGCTCGGCATCGCAGAGGGTCTTGTTCGCCTGCTGCCACGAGCGGCGTCGGGCGGCGGCCTTCTCGCGCGTGCGGGCGTCAGGAGCGTCACGTTCGACGGTCTTCCACTTGCGGATCTGGCGCTCATTGTAGCGCTGCCTCTGCGTCAGGTCATACCGGCGGACGGCCTCGTCCCGATCCTCGTCCGTGACCTCGGGCATTTTCGAGACGCCGGGGAGGAACATGTGCGGCGAACAGTTGCACTGCGGATGCAGGAACCCCGCCGCGATCGCCTCGGACAGCAGCGGCACGCCCAGCGCGGACGCCTCCTGCGCTGTCCCGGAGCAGTACACATCATCCACCAGCACGCGCCCCATCCACGGCGCACACTTCCGGCATGCGATCCCGGACGGCGGCACGAGCACCGTATGGATGCCGGCCTTATCACGCGCCCTGCCCTCGCCCGCCATCCGCGCCCGGACGTTCGCCGTCCGCAGCGCCATGCGAGCGTAGGAGGACGCCTCGACCTGTGCGCCGTTCCGATACGTCACCGCGCGGATGCCCTTGGCACGCATGTCCTCGACCGCCATCTCGACCGCGTCCTTCATCGTCCCGGCGCCGCTCTGGAGGTAGACGTTCGCGTCGAACACCGCCTTGCGGTAGACGTCGTCGGCCTTGCGAAGGAGCGCGTGCTCGGCGCTCGAGAGGTCCTGCCGGGTCGCAGTCAGGAGCGCGTCGAGCTTGGCATCCGGGATGTCGAAGAACTCGTCCGCCTTCTGGATACCCGTCTGCAAGAGCGTCTGCTCGGCCTGTGTCTCGGCAGAGACGGCGGACTGCTGCAAGAGCGAGATCGCGGCGTTGTTGATGCGCGTGAAGTCTTTAGCGTGGCGCTGGAGGTTCGCCGCGCTCCATCGCCGGATGGACGCGAGCTGCTCGGTCTGCCACATCGTCCAGTCGAATCCCTCGCGCCGCTCCTCGCCGACGTGCCGGAGCATGTTCCGGCGGATGGATCCGAGCAGGATGTCCTCGATACGTTTCAGCGCGTCCCCGATGTCGTATGGCATTTAGAACACCTCGCCCCCGTTGGGAGCCATCCCATCTGCGGCCTCGAGCCTGCCCAGCTCCTCGGCCTTCCACTGTGCCGTCTTGGTATCGCCCCAGAGCTCGTCCACGAGCGCCTCGTTCGAGATGATGCCGGTCGTCTTGGCGCGGCCGAGCGTCTCGACCTGTGCCTCGAAGGACGGATTCGCGTACTCGCCGAACGGCACCGTGATCTCCGGCACCTCGACCGCCTCCCCGCGCACCGCGCCGTCGAGCCAGAGCATCGCAGCGAAGAGCTGCGGGAGCACCTTCTGGAGCACCTGCACGATCCGGGCGCGGGAGTAGAGCGTGGTCTTCTCCTTCTCACGCTGCGCCTCGGCATTGTCGAGCTTCTTGACGTCGATGCCGAGCGTGGACGGCGAGATGATGCCCTGGAGCGCCAGGTCGAGCGCAGTCATATACGCGGACAGATAGCCCTCGTAGGCGATGTCCGGCTGCGCGGTCACGATCTGGTCGCGCCCGTTCTCTGCCATGCTCGACCCCACGACGAGGAAGCTGTCCGTGAAGTCGTCCGGCCGCATCGGTGCGCCCGTCTGCGGGTCGTAGCGTGCAAGGCTCTCCGGGATGTAGGTCTTGGCGTGGGACTTGCGGACGGCGTGCATCCACTGGCTCCATGCTTCGTCAAGCGCGTCGAAGCTCCCCCGCTTGCGGTCGAAGATGCTCTGCCCGCGCCCCGGCCAGACCGGCGAACGGCGGCACCGCAGCGGCACAGCGAGCATGATGCCCCCGCCGAACGTCAGCTCCGGCACGAGCTCGGCCGTCTCCGGGAGCGTGTCGAGGGGGACGGCGATGCCCGCGCTGTCCGTGAGGACGCAGCGGATCGCGCCGGGGGCATAGGTCTCGCGCAGGAGGTACTCCCGTGCGGCGGTCTTGTAGCGCGTGCAGAACACGATCTCGTCGCCGTCGAAGATGACGCGGTCGCCCGGGACGAACGCCACGCCGACCCTCCCGTCATACGTCACACGGAACGCCCCGTCGCCGATGACGAGCATCTGCGCGACGGCATCCTCCAGCACGTCATGGAACGCGACGTCCTCGAGCAGCGCCGCCAGACGTTCCTCGAGGACGGGACTGTCCGCGATCTGCGCGTCGAGCAGATCGGACACGACGAGCTGCGCGAGGGTGTCCACGATCGCGCCGGGGATGCCCGTGTGGATACGCTGCACCTGTGTGTTCTTGGCGGACTTCGCCCAGAAGCCGTTGCCGCCGAGCTGCGCGTAGACCTGCGACAGCGCGTCTGCGTCGCCCGTATACCAGAGCCTGTTGAGGGCAGCATTGTCCTCGAAGGTCAGGCTCTCCCGCACCCAGAGCTGCCGCGGCTGCGCCGGCTCGATCTTGAGCTGCCGCAGGAGCCAGAGCCGGATGCTCTCCCAGATATTCATAATTCACCCCCGATCAGGTTCTTGTAAGGCATCCACGCGTATTGGTTCGCGTTGATGGTGTGGTCATGGCCGTCCTCGGGCGCGGTGCCGGTATCGTCCCAGCTATAGACGGCCAGCTCCCGCAGGTGCTCACGGCACGTCTCGTTCACGAGATAATGCCCCGTCGCGATCCACCCGGACTGCAGATGGATACGGTCGAGGATCGCGAGCTTCTTGTAGCTGCCGATGAAGCTGTACAGGCACCCCGTCCGGCGCTTGTATTTCTGGAGCTCGGTGACGGTGGCCTGGTCGGCGCTGTCGATGTAGACGTCCCGTGCGAAGCCCCACTTGTGCCGGCACATCTCCAGGAACTGCACGAACGCCGCCGCGATGTCGGACGGCGCCGCGGGGGTCGCGAGGTCGGCGTTCTGGATGACGCGCTCCTCGAGCGTGAGGAGGCGCCGCCGGTCGTCGATCCCCTGGAAGAGCATCGCGAACGTGTCCGGGGACTTGGCGCTGTAGGACGTGTCCAGTCCCGCCGTGAAGCGCACGAACCGCAGCTCCCCGCGCTCGATGCCGAGCTGGACGTCTGCCTCCCGGAACGTATGCCGCGCCCGGTCGAAGCCCTGGAACACGAGACCCGTCGCGCGCCCGCGAAGGCCGAGGATCTTGTTCTTGTAGAGCTTGGTGCCGGGCGGGGCGCTGCGCATCTTCCGCTCGATGTCCTCCGGCGTGAGCGCGAGGTTGTCGCGGAACGTGAAGAACCAATAGCGCCATCCCGGCACGGGCGGCTCAGTGAGCGCGGCGCTTATCTCCCCCGGCACGTCAGCGGCGTACTTGGCGAACGGCCGCGACCTGTTGACGAACTCCCGATAGACCGGGAGATCCGGGTCGTCCGGGTTGAGCGTCGCGAGAAGGTAGTCGTTTCGTGTGGACAGCTCGCGGACGAAGTCGATGTCCGCCGTGTTGATCTCGTCGATGTAGATGCACCCGTACTGTCCTCCGAGCACCTTCTTCCACTTGGCCTTGTCACCGTAGCCGAACACGAGGATGACCTTGCCCTCGAACTTGATATGCGGCAGCTTGTAGCTCGCGTCGCCGTTGCCGAAGTAGCGGGCGCCGCGGTGGATGTCGAGCAGACCGTTGTCCTGCTGGAGGATGTTCTTCTCGGCGGTGCCGGTGTCGAGCGCGGCGATCAGATGCAGACGCTTTGGCGACGCGCTCACCATCCGCATGAACTTCACGCCCGCGCCGACGGTCGTCTTGCCGGAGGCGGTCGTCCCCTCAAGGAACTCCGCGCGGACATCGGTCGTGTTGATGAAGTCGATGTACTTCTGTGAGAGCGGGAAGCTACTCATGCAGACCCTCCCCGCCGAGCTGGTCGAGGATGTCCGCGAGCTTGCCGGACGGATGCACGTCCGCCTCGACCTTGACGGTGTACTCCCCCGTCATCTTGTTGAGCGTATCGACGGCGCGGATGCGGTCGG